CCCACGGCGTCGCTCTCGAACCCGAATGCGCGCGCCATCCATAGATCCTGCGTCGAGCCTTGCAGGCGAGACGGGTCGATCTGCACCATGAGGTTGTTGTAGAAATTGTTGATCTTGCGCCCTTCGAACGGGATGTCCTCGTTCATGACGAGGTGCGCCTTCAGATCACGGTCGAGCGTAGCGATGTTCTCATAAGCGTTCTTCGAACCGTGCTGCGCGATCAAGAACCGCTTGCCGCTGTCGTCGAGAGGGATCTTTGTGAAGCCCTCCTTCGAACCGCCGAGACTGCGGACGTAATCATTCGCCGCCTTGATCGTCGGGAAGGTCTTGTCCATGTCGATGATCTGGCCATCCCAGAGCTTCTCGCCGGACAGCGCACGATTGTACGCCTTCACCGCGTTCTGCGTGTTCACGTCGACAGCCGTCTGCGGGCTGTAAATCGCGATGAGCTGGGCGAACTTGTCGGCCTGATCCTTGTCGCCGCCAACGAAGTCGAGGATGCGCGAGCTGGAACGCTCGTACCATTCCTTGCCGATCTTGCCTTCGATCGCCAGGCCCTTGAGATCCTGATAGAGGAGCTGGATCGCTTCCTCCGCCGGCAGGTCGTTGTAACGCTCGACCATCTTGCCGATCTGCGTGCCACGCACGTCGTCGAGCAGGCCCGCCATCTCTTCCGGCGACGAGCCAGCCTTGCCGGCGAACTTCGCCGCCTCGACAGTCTGCTCGGCGCCCTCTATCGCCGCCTTCTCGACGACGTCCTCAGCCTCACGAACACCAGCCTTCACGCCAGCCTCGGCTGCCGTCTCAGCCCCTTCAGCCGCCGTCTTCATGCCGCGCTTCGCCAGACGCGCAGCAGTGCCAGCGAGCGGCGCCGTGCCCGCAGCCGCGACCGCCGCGAGCTGCCGGAACATGCTCGCCTTCTTCTCGTCGCCCGCCGCCTCAGCCTCAGACGCCATGCGGGAATACTTGTCCGCATCCATGCCGGAGCGGATCTCGCTGATCACGGGAACGAAGTCGAGAGCTGCGCCGATCGGATCTTGCTTGACGCCTTCCCAGATCATCGAGCCAGCCTTGCCGATGTCGGACGCCAGACGCTGCGACGGATCGGGGCTCGCTGTCACGTCGCGCGCGTAGTCGGCGACGGTGCCGGGGATCTCACGGGCGCCCTGACCGATGGTGTCGATCGGACGGCGCAGCGGCGCGCCAACAGCAGCCAAGCGGTCAGCGATGGCCTCGTACATGCCGGGCGCGCGTGCCGCCTGCGCGACGCCCTCCATGCCGGTGAACCCGCCCATCGGGTCGGCGCTCGGCATGACGACAGGACCGCCCTCGTCGAAGTTGAACCGATACTCAAGACCGGCGTTCGCCGCCTTGCGCTCGGGGTTGTAAGAGCCGTAGGCGCCGAGGCCGCCGCGCCCGACGTTCACGCCGTAGGTGCGGCCCGCAGGCCCCTGCGACGCCGTCACCCCGAAGTAGGCGTCGGGGTCGAACGGCTGCGCCATCACGCCGACCGTCCGCTCAGGGCGCGCGCCCGGAAAGAGTGGCTGGGCCTGCTGGTACGTCACCCGCGCTGGTCCGACCTGCGCCCCGAGGGCGCCGAGGGCGACCGCAGGACTGTCGGTGCGCGGGTCTGACGCCACGCCGCCCATCGCCGAAAGCGGGCCGACCGCTGCCTGCCCGCCGCCCTGCCTCACGACGCCCACGCCCGGCAGGCTCTTCACGCCAGCGAGCGGCGCTACGGCTGCCGCCGGGGCGCGCATCGTGCGCTCGATCCGCTTCATGGTTTCGGCGGCGCTTTCTGCTTGGGCCTCGAGCGGCAGGTCGTAGTCAGGCTGCATAGGGGTTCACCTTCGGTCGGTCGTCGCGCGGCATCGGGTCGCGCGGGTCGATCTTCGTCGTGTTGATCATATCACGGTCGACGATGTAGCGCAGTCCCTGCACGGCGGCGTCCATCAGGTCGTCGTGGTCGATCGAGCCCTCGCCGGAGAACGTACACATCTGCTCGATCAGGGGCTGGGCCCACGATCGGGGCTGGCCGGGGAGCTTGTCGCTCTCGACGACCCAGACGTGCCCATTGGCGACGACGGGCGAGATGGCGTGCAGGCGATCGAGCTTGCGGGCGCGTCCGGGATTGTAGACCGCCGAGATGATGCCCTCCCTGGCGAGAGCCTGGCGCAGGCTGATGCCGGAGCCCTTGTCCTCGATCAGCAGGACGTCTGGCTTGCGCCCGCTCTCCTCCATGTAGGACGGCCCATAGAGGGGCTTCATGATGGCCCGCTCCCGCGGGGCGTAGACCGCCTTCAGCTCGGTCTTGGTCCGCTTGATCAGGTCGGGAAACCCGAGCCGATCTTGCCAGCAGTCGAGCAGGATGATCGACCGCTTGCCCTTCGGGCCCTCGAACAGGCCCCAAACGGCGCAGGCCGAATAGTCCGGGTCTCCGCGCGTCGTGGCGCCCGTCTCTTCGGTGAAGGCGGTGTCGAGCGACATGACGATGAACTCGAGTTCCGGCAGGGGCCGATCGTGCGGCCAGAGCTTGAACCAAGACCGGCGGATGATGCCCATCTCTTCGGGGTTGATCACCTCGGCGTGGATCTCTTGGCGCCCGATCGTCGTGCCCTCGTAGCGCAGTATCTGGTCGCGGAACGTCGGGGCCAGGTTCGCCAGGTTGTCGTAGGTCGTGGCGCGCGTGACCTTCACGTCCTTGCCCTCACGGGTGAGGAGCTTGCGAATGATCTGATTGGGCTTCGGCGTCGTCGTGCAGATCAGGCGCGGCTGGGCGCCGAGACGCATACCGAACATCAGCAGGTCGAATGCTTCGTCGGCGTATTGCCACGCAGCCAGCTCGTCGAGCCACCCGCCGTGGAACTGGGGACCGCGGAACCGCTCGGGCTTCTCCGCCGTGATGCCCTTGATCAGGGAGCCGTTCTTGAGCTTGATCTCGACGTCCGACTTGTTGAACGTGTCGATCAGCTCTCGAGGGATGGAGTTGAGCAGGCCGCTCTCGCCCTCAAAACAGACGCCGAGCAGGTCGCCGTAAGTCGGCGCCGAGACCAGCCACCGGGTGCCCGGTTGCAGAACCGCCCAGCTCCCCAGCACCTCGGCAGCCGTGCGGGTCTTGCCGGCGCCGCGGCCTGCGAGCAGCAGCCAGATCGTCCAGTCGCCGTCAGGCGGGATCTGGTGCGGCAGGCGCTTCATGTACCAGCCGAGCTGCCAGTCTGCGATGGCGCGCTCGCTGGGGGACAGTTTCTCCCACAGGGCGCGTATCTTGTCGGCGTCGACCGTCATCAGTTGCTTTGGCCCTTCGGCGCCATCGCCATCGCCAGGAACGTCGCCAGGTGTTCGGACGGCGCGCTCGTGACCTCGACGTCGGCCTTTACCTCCACCTTGTCGCCCCAACGGCGCGGCGCCAAACGGGCTGCCCGCCATTGGTGAGCGTGGACGCGCAGGCGATCGGCCTCAGCCGTCTCCTTCGTCGTGTTCTCGGCGATCTCAGCGATGCGGGCTGCGCTCCAGTCTGCAAGACCTTCGCGTGCGCGCGCGATACGAGCATCGAATTCGCGGTGTTCGTCCATCCACCTATAAACCGTCATCCTCGACGGCATGTCGTCTCTTTTGCAGATGGCGACGAGGTCCATGCCTTCCTCGACCATGAGCGTGCAGATCTTGTCGGCGATCTCGGTCGAGTAGCTTGAGGCCTTGCCGGGCTTCTTATGCTCTTCTGGCGGCTTCTTCTTAGTCATGCAGCCTCCAACAGGTTTATGGGATGCTCCCAGCCGCCGGCAGGATGGGGACGTGGCAACGGCTGGGAGCGGGTCTCGGGGTGCGAACCGAGACCATGGCGTAAATTATCACACGTCGAGCGTGAGGGCGAACCCGAGGATCAGGAGCCCGAACACGGCGAGATTGATGGCCATGACGGAGGCCTCGAGCATCATTCGAACTCCCGTGCGATCGCAGCCTTGCCGAGGGGCGTGTCGGCGAGCATCCCGAGCGCGCTCATGTAGGTGGCGAGCAGGGCTTCCTCGGTCTGACGCTCGGAGGCGTCTTTCTTGCGGAGGGCGACGACCTTGCGGAGGATCTTGACGTCGAACCCGTTCGCCTTGGCCTCGACGTAGACGTCCTTGATCAGGTCGGCGACGTCGGCCTTTTCGGCCTCAAGCTTCTCAATCCGGTCGACGATCGACTGTAGCTGGTTGTTTGTGCTGGTCATTTTGGTCTCCTTTTTCGATTGCGTCGAGGATGTAGGAGGCCTGGTCGAGGCAGAATTCGCACAAGGTTTCGCACCGGGGCGAGCCCGGAAAGGTGCAAAGCGCGCTGGCGATGATCTCAATCATGTCCCCATCCTCTAGGGCACAATAGCAGCCTAAAAAAAAATTTCAAAAAGATGCTTTTTCCGCTTGCAAGTGGAAATCATTTCCTGTAGAACTAATTTCATTGAGGAGCCCAACATGAGCAAGAAACTGACCACCGAACAAATCCAAGCCCTTGCCGCAGCCTATGCTTGGGCGATCAGCGACGCTGTCACGACTGAGGAATGGAACGAAATCGTTCGCCTCAACAAGGAGAACCCTGACAGCGCCTACGACGCCACGCACGACGTCGTCGACGGCAACCACTACATCTGCGCGGCCTACGAAGAGCTGTTTGGCGAGGAGCCGTCGCTCGACGAGGAGAACATGCTCGACCTCGCAGATGCCGTCGACTACGCGCTCGACCATTTCTTCATCTACCGCAAAGATTTCATCCTCTATCGCCCGTAAGGAGACCAACATGACCAAGACCATGAAGCCCCGCATCAACGACGTGATCGTCATTGAGACCCGCTCGTCCTCGACGGACGCCAAGATGAAGACGACGCATTACTCCAGCTTCTTCTTCGCCTATGTGGCGAAGGTCGACCGCAAGGGGATCGTGACGGAATATCGCAAGCAGAACGGCGCCTACCCTGTCATGCTTGACTACAACCAGCGCGTGAGGACGATCCTCGACGCCGATCGGCAGGCTGAGGCCCGCATTGCGTTTGAGGCGGTCGAAGAGAACTTCTTCACCGACGTCGAAGACGTCCGCAAGCTTATCCTTGGCGTGCGCGAAGCGGCGTAAAAAAAATCATCTCCCTGCAAATTTTTGCTTGCAGGGAGAACTAATTTCCGCTAGAACTAATTTCACCAACGCAGACCAACCCAACGGAGCCCAACATGACCAACAGCAACCTCGTCGACCGCGCCGTCGTTCTCTCTCAGGACATCAAGACCTTGACCGAAGAGTACAAGGGCGTGAAGGAAGAGCTGATCTCTCTCGGCCTTGGCAAGCACGACGGCGTCCTTGGCGACGTCACCGTCCGCAAGAACAAGGACAGCGAGACCTTCGACGCCGCCGCTGCGTTCGAATACGTGTCCGAACACCTCTCGCCCCAACTGCTCGCGGCTGTCCGTCGCAAGTTCACGTCGACCCGCGAAGGCGCCTACGTCGTGACGCCGAAGGCCAAAGTCGTCCGCATCATCTCCGACGTTAACGCCTAAAGGAGCCCAACATGACCATCGCTTCGTTCCGCCCCATCGTTCAGAGCTTCTACAGCTACACCGTGAAGTTCCCCCGCCCCAACCTCACCTATGGACAGGAAACCTTCGTCTTCGGCTCGCACGACGAGGCGATGCTGTTCCTGCGTGAGGCCCGCCGTCGCGGCTTGGAGATCGTCGGCTGGTCGTCCGGCGACGTCTACACCGCCCAGCGCGCCCTCGACGACGTCAGCCATTTCATGGGCAACCGTGCCGAAGAAATCATCAAGTGAAGGAGACCAACATGAACACCTTCCCGAAATCGCTCGCCGATCTGTGCGGCGTCATGCTTGAGGCCTCAGCCCCCAAGCGGACGCATACTGAGGCGCCGCAGCGCGACAACCCGATCGTCCTCACGAAAGAAGACGACGGAACCTTCACCTTGACCTATTTCGGCAAGACGGTCGGTTGGATACGCAAGCAGCCGCGCGTGAAGCTTTGGCGCGCCATGAGCGTTCACGGCTCCATCATCCACCGCGCCAGCCTTGACGGCGCCCGCAAGGCTTTGCTGGAGGCGTATCACTGATGGACAACTTAAAAGAACTCGATCTTCACCAACGTAAACTTTCAC